ATGGATGAAGGTGTAGATCCAGTTAAGCAAAAGCGTGATATACGAGCTTCAGCAATTCAAAATGATGCCTTACAAAAGCTAGTACCTACCCTTTCTGAAGCTTACCAATACTATAAATTGCGAAAAAAGCTGGCGGAAACATCTTTAATTGCCTATGACGGATGCATAGAGAACCACTTTAGTGATTGGAAAAATTTAAAACTTGATCAAATCACCAGTGCAATGATTATTGATCGTCATTTAAAGCTTTCTGAAGTGAGCCCTTCCCGAGCTAATCTTGCATCAAAATTTTTACATGCTCTCTTTAATCATACGATTAGCAGATATAAGGATGAGTCCGGGAACAAAATTCTAAATATTAAAAACCCGGTTGTTATCGTAAAAGAAGAAAAAGCTTTCAATAAAATTAAACGTAGAAAAGGCCACGTTCGTGCGGATCAGCGCGAAGCATGGGCACTTGCAGTTGCCACCACTTACTGGATGGGTGAACAAAATAATGACTTTAGAGCTTATACCAATCAGGACTTTTTATTCTTACTTGCTCTAACTGGTTTTAGACGTAGTGAAGCAGAATCTGTTGAATGGAAAAATGTAGATCTTCAATTCGGTACCATCAAAATCATTAATACAAAGAACCATGAGGATCTTTTGCTACCTATGGGTGATACCCTTTGGCACATTATGCGTGAACGTAAAAAACGTGCCGGTGATAATAAATATGTCTTTACCGATAGAAATGGTGTTTCTCATATTTCAGATCGCCGAGCAGCACGAGAAAAAGTAACTGAGAATTCTGGTATAGAATTTACGTTCCATGATTTACGCCGAACCTTTGGCACTATTGCGAACAGTTTAGCAATTGGAAGCTATACGATTAAACGTTTAATCAACCACACAACAGAAGATGATGATAACGATGTGACTGATGGATATATTCAAGTTTCTTTCGATGATTTAAAGAAAGCTATGAATATGATTGAAGACGTTGTGTTAACTGATATTTCAAAAGCTTTGATTAAAAACAGAATCTATTTTGATCAAAAATCAATAAGGAATATTCAAGAAAAGTGGATTGAGCATAACAATATTATTATAAGCAAATATTATGAATAGTTGGGCTGGTTAATGTCATCCTAAATATGAAAAAAATTACTGAAAAACTGAGAGTTTGCAAATGAAAGATTGGGTTTACTTCTACATTGAGCATACTATTAAATATGGTAAGCCGTATCTACAAAGAAGGAATTAAATATAAGAAGTGCGGTGTAGTGCTGACATGTTTAGAGCCAAAGTCTGGTCATACTTATGACCTATTAACTGACTTTAAACAAATAGAGAAAAAGGAATGTTTAATGCAGGCTATGGATGGTATTCACAGCAAATTTGGGAAGAAGAAGATTGGTGTAGGTCCCTGCTTTATACCGAATCGTAATTGGTCAATGTCTCGTGACAAGCTTAGTAATAATCCGTTTAGATGGGATCAGTTGATATTAGTAAAATGAAAAAACACCTAAGATGGATATGCCTGTAACTCTTAGGTGGTGTTCTATGACTCGATTGGATAAGTAGAACAAAGGCTAAGCGAGGTTTGGGTTACCTCGAACTAAAAGTAACAATGATTTATTTTAAAATCAATTTTATAAATTATGTGATTTTTCCTTTAAATTTTAAAAACATATTACGAATTAATATATTAAAATTAAATAATAAGATTGCGGTATTATGTTAGACATTTCACACATTAATAAATAAATATAAATTTAAATCTCATTATAAAAACTAAAGAACATGAATATAAAACTGTAGAAATAAAATAATTTTACCAAAAAATAAAAATAATGTCCTGATCTGAAAATACAAAGGCCTAATTGGACAATATTAATTATAAAATTATTCATCTTTTTATGTAACATTAATATACATATCTCCCAAAAACCAATCTGTTTAATTTTTGTACCTTCAACTCTATGGCAATTTTTATCCAACACACTCATATTATTTATGATTACTTAGTTAGTAATAAGCTTTCTAATCCTGAAATAGACCCTAAAATTTTAAAAATTGATGGGATAGAAAGCCTTATAAACACAAATAATTCTAAAGTTGCATTTAAAAACTTAGTAATATATTGTTCAAAGTTAAGAGATTTAGGTATCCCTCTTAAAGCTGGTGAGATTAATATAAATAATTATGGATTAATTGAATTAGGCCTTCGAATTCAAGAAAATTACTTACAAGCATTACAGTTTATAACGGACAATCAAAGTTTAATATTTCCATTTGCTCAGGTAGAGCTTCTATATAGTCGAATTTTAAAATTCACAATAGATCCACTTTTATTTATTGATGAAAAACAGTATGGCTATATTTTTTCTGTAGAGTATCATCTAAGTCAAATATATAGTCTTCTTAAACAGCTTATTTCCAATTCTTTACTCATAAAAAAGATTAAAGTAAAGTATGCAGAAAATGAATATAGTTATATAATTAAGAATTATTTCAATTGTGAAGTGATTTTCAACTCACCTGAGAATTCTATCACCATAGATATAACGCGTGATAAACTTTATAAAAAAATCACTCCTTATCCCTATAGAGATATTCGCAAAAAAATTAATACATTATTAAATAAAACAAATGTTAACAAAGAACCAATCAATAAAATGAAAAGTAAAATCTTATCGATATTAGATTCTCAACAGGATTCAAATATCGATGAATTTACTATTTCAAATTATTTAAGTATGCACCCCCGAACATTAAGAAGAAAACTCCATTCTGAGGGCATATCATTTAGAGAAATTATTAATGAGTATAAAATGAATAGAGCTATTTTTTTAATATCCTCTACAAACTACAATTATAAACAAATTGCATTTATGATTGGCTTTAAAAACAATGCAAGCTTTAGCAAAGCCTTTAAAAAATGGACTGGAAAAACACCACAAGATTTTAGAAAAAATTTAGATTATTAATAAAAAATCAATCCTACAACCATAATAAAAAATAAAAAAAATAGTACAGTTGTAAAAGGATAAAATATAATAATTAAAACTTTATCAAACCAATTAACATAAGGATTTTCTTTTAAACCTATAATTTTATCAATTGAAAAAATTAGTGAACCTATAACAACTAAAGTAATTAAAAGCATAAGTATAAAATCCCCAAAAATATAGCTATTCATTTCAAAATTCCATTTAATAATTTCAAACTCTAAACTCATCTAGCCAATACTCATCATTATTTTTATATTTATTAAGTCTTTTTCTTTGCATTATTTCATCCTCTTCAGCCAATCTAATCAACTCAAGAATTTCATAAGAACTCACAAATTTAAAACATGCATTATTTTCAATCGGAAACTTATAAACCACTATTTTATTAACAAACCCCAATGGATAAAACATACATAACACCAACAAAATAATTACAAAAAAATATTATAGTTACAATATATTAATCATATAGGACATTTATATTTCCATTTAGGACAAATTTAATTATTTTTATAAAGATTTATTAATTAACAATACATGTAAGTTCATTATCCTCATCAAACAATATTATTTTTGAGCCAATCTTCACATAATTATTGCTCTTATGAGCTGTGCATCCAAATAAATAAAACTATACAGCACTGTCTACCCCTCTTTGTTAACATTCCCCTGCTTCATGAAAATAAGAAGGTATAGATTTGGCAACCCCATATATAACTATTGGCTGCCCCACTACTGGAGGCGGCCAAGTAATTTCAGGGAACAGTATTTTCCTAATTGACGGTATTGGCGTTGCATGTGTTGGTGACAAAGCAACATGTCCAACACATAAAGTTGTTGCAACCATTGTGTCTGGCGATCCGAATATGCAGATTTTCGGTAAAGCTGCAGCTCGTGTTAATGATTCGCTTTCATGCGGTTGCAAATTATTGCCTCAACAAAACTTAGTTGTTCAAGACAATGGTGGTGCAGCATCATCGGGTGCAAAATCCTCATCTGCTCCAATGTCACAAAAACAGCAGACTACTAATAGTTTTTAGAGAAGAAAAATATGAAAACTATTACATTGAGCAGTATAAAACTGATGTCTACATTAGCCATAAAGCTGTTCTTTTAGGTGATGAAGGAGTAACACCCTTGGATGGAGCTGTAAGCTATTTTCTAAACTACAAAGTTCAAGGCAAGGAACTATTTTTAAGTGTAGTTATTAATGCAGCTCCATTGAGCCACAAGGGAACTGTTTATCCTTTTGGGACCGCTATAGTTTCAAGAGAGGGGAAAGAGATTACCAGAGCCAAGTTAAAAAGTGATAAAGGGTATTGGCCAACAGATAAAAATAAGGCCCCTTTAGGAAGTTGCACTATCAAATTGCCAGAACCAAATTTGCAGCTTGTTGATGTAGAACTTGAACTCGGATATACCGCAGTAATTTCAGATACCGTGGGTTCTGTGCATCCAATGCCTCCTATAAAAAAATATAAGTTTTCCTTAAATTCTGCAGCGCGCAAGGTATAAAAAGTTATGAATAAGCTATTAACGATTCTATTATTAAGTGTCGCATTTGCTGCGTGTAATAACCCAAATAGTACAACCCAAATCGCCCAAGTGCAGAGCGAGAAATCTGATAACCAGCAAGAAGTATTAAAACCACTTGTAGCAGAGTTCAATGAAATTATGAACTCTCTCCAGACTGAAGCGGACATTATATCTACACAAGCAAAACTGGAAAAGCTTCTAAAGAAGTTTCCAGATGACAATGATTCAAGTACGCAAGTCCAAAAGTTAAAATTAAAAGTGCTACTTCAATTAGGTTATTTAAATGAAGCCAATGCTTTGGCAACAAAAATTCTTGCTTTAGATAGCACAGCAAGCATTCAAGAAACCCAATGTTTGATTCAAAGAAAATTACAAAAGCCAACCAATCAAATTAATAAATGTTATGAAAAAGCAGCTAAGCTGTATCAGGCACAATACGAAAAATTAAGTAATGATAATCCACAAAAGCAATATATTCTCTGGTCGAGTTACGCTGCCATGTATCAAGCAGGTCATGCTGACTATAAGCAAAAGTTGAAAGCTATTGTTAATGCTCAAACCACTGAAGATGAGAAACATACTTTTAATACTATGTACGAGAATGTAGTGGACCCAACAGTTATTAAAGAAATTCTTGAATCTATGCCTTATAAGAAATAAGTTCATTTAAGAACATTTTTTATGTCCATATATTAGAATAGCTCTAATTATTTAGGGCTTTTTATAATAATTTAACCTAAATGTGGTTCAGAAAAAGGTATATCTCTTAAAGCAGACTCAAACATAAGTATGAAAAAGTTTTTAACCCTATTTATTATTTATTCATCATTTCTTGGTGGCTGTAGTAATGCTTCGGATAGTGCAAAACAAAGCGAAATTACATCACCTAAGCCGTTGTCAGCCGAAGATAAGAAGATTATTGATAAGCATAATGAATACATTCAAAAATACTCTATGGAAGATAAAGAAATCTTTCAGAAACACATGCGCGAGATACTTCCCGATGTAGACAAGATCACAGACAAACGTAAACGTGAACTACTTCAAATGAATATTTATATGATTTTGAATGACTATGACAAAGCACACGCTTTAAATGATAAGCAACTTGCAGAAAAACCAAATGACACAGCAAGACTTACATTTAGATGTCAGTTACTTGGATTACAAGGAGAAGCAGTCCCTACACTTAACAAGTGCTATGACTATGTTGCTGAAGTTCTAAAAGTAGAACTAGACAAACCAGAAAACAAGAAGGACCCAAACTACAAGCAAGGCGAGTTTTCTTACTTGCTTGCTAAGTACAAAGCCGGACACCCAGAGTACAAAGAGAAAATGCAAAAGTACATTGCAGATACTAAAGATGAAAAATTAAAGGCGTCTTTTACTACAATTTATGATGTAGAAGTTGAAAACTAGATTTAAAAAGCCCTGTTCATTCAGGGCTCTTTTTATAGTGCTCTATCGCAAATTGAGACGTGTACATTGTCAATTATTATATGAACTATATGTTTCACAAATGATTACCATGACTTAAATCTAGAATATCTGACTTGACTATTTTATAAGGTACTATTTAGATATATTTAATTATTAATAACCTACTAAAAACTAATAATGGGAATTCGAAATATGAAAAAATTTGGCATATGTAAGCTAACTGGTGAATATGGCCAGTTTATTAAATCTCATTTAATTCCTCAGGCTTTAACAAAACCAGAAATAAAAGGAGGGATTATGAAAGAAATAGGCGAAGGTTATAGAGCCAAAAAAGCTACTTCAAGTTGGTATGATTCTGAAATAGTTACTAAAAATGGGGAAGATATTCTTACCGAGTTTGATACTGCAGCAATAAAAGAATTACGAAAACACAAATTGATCTGGAGTAGTTGGAGTGAAAATGAGTTACCAGCCAATTTATTCAATAAATTCACTGATACCCACGGCATTCGAAGACTTGAGGAAGTAGACCACACAACATTAAGATTATTTATTTTAAGTCTACTTTGGCGCACATGTGTTTCACAAAGAGTCGGATTTAATGAAATTAACTTACCAGAAGATGAATTAAGTATCTTAAAAGAAATGTTGATAAAAAGAGATGCGGGACAATACTTTTTCTTTCCAATCACGCTAATACAGCTGTCAACAAAAGGAAAAATACATAATCAAACTCCATTTATTGATGAGCTAACTGTTAAGCCTATTTTTAACGAAGGTGTTGAGCAATCATATCCTATTATAAGATATTACTTTGATGGTTTAGTTGTTCATATTCGTTTAACTAAAGATGAAGAGAGCACTAAAAACTTAGGGAATCTTTTCATAGGAAAAGACAAAGATTTATTATTAACTACAGTAACTTATGAAGAATCATTTCAAAATCAAAATATGAAAGCAATTCAGAACCGCCACCTATTTGAGGACATAAACGGTCTTTTAAAATAAAACTTTATACAAGCCTAGATCTTCAAAGAGCATTTTCGAAGAATTGAAAATATTAGTGTAATAAAATGCCAATCCGCAAAATATATCACCCTCATTATTTTTCAATAACTTAAACTTAAAATAGAGTGTTGGCCAAATACCGTAGCTTACTTGGCCAACCGTATGAGGGTGGTACATAATGCTAATTAACAAGACACTGTACACAGACACTTGAATAATAAAATTCTATGATCGACATAAGCTATTGATAATTTGACATTTAAATGTTCAACTGAGTATTAATTAAAAAATATTTTGTATATTTATGAAAATTTTAAACTCTGAACAACATAGACTAATGGTTACTAATCATCTTAATAGCCTTTTTTCAAGACATGAATTTTTCTTAAATAAAATTTTAGAATGTTGTAGTGAAACTAAAAAAAATTGGGGAACCCCGCAAGAGGATAAAATGCCTGAATTAAATCATTATTTTGATGCATATCTCAATTCATTTCAATCAATTAAAGATAGTTTAGAAACTGCATTGAATGAAAAAATTGATTGGAATGTTTTTTTGGAGATATCCGTTATGGTAAATTTATGAAAGAGGCACGAAATGCATCAACCCACGATGGTTATTCCATTATCAACGGCACAATTGATGGTAAGTACTATATATATAAAGATATCATGAGATTTCATCACAAAAAATTAATTATCATTGATGTTCCAAACGAAGATATTGAATATATATGTACACATTTTAGCTATTATCTTTTCAATAAAATCAAAAATTTACTTAGTACTAATAAATCAAGTCTACCTAAAAGTTCTATTGAAGATATTAAAAATCAATTAGATCCAAATAGTTTTAAAGTTTTAATTCCTGAAGAGGTGAAATACCTGATGAACAATGCAATTGAAAACAATGAACTAATCAATAAAATTCATGAAATTGTTACCCAAAATAATGCAGAGAATGAATATTCCAGTATCAATAATATTTTAAATATTTGTAAAAAATACATAAATATTTAAATATATTTTTCAAGTCGTAGATTACTCTGAAAAATTATAATTATTAAATTTATTGGCAAATAGGCCCCTAAAGGGCCTTTACACAAATTCCTACACTAACATTAGTATTGATCGTATGAGCTGTGCATCCTGAAAGCAAGATGCACAGCGAAACAAGAAACTTCATAACAAAACTCGATTCGCAATCCAACCGTAGAAGAATTGTTCTTGGCTTTTATTGCGTTCACAGATTTCAATGTAGCGTTGCCCTTGCATAATATTGAGCACTCGCACCAGTACTTTCTCGCCTTCTTTCCCGCGTTTGGACAGATAGGTTTTAAGAGCACCTAAGGTGTTAGATCCATAAACACCATCGACCTTTAAATCTGCATACCCAGCTTTACCTTGGTTGTTAAGCAAGTTCAAAGCACGTTGTAAAAGTGGTTTTGCAAAGTTGATACCACAGTTCACACCTGTGTCTAAAAGTTCTTCTGCTACAGCAGAGCTAATCGTATTCACTTGATCAAATCGCGGTAAAGTCCAATAGTTTTTGCGATAAATTGCTTTGGCCACATCAAGAGGCAAATCTTTCATATTACCCTTATAGCCGTTTTCACGTGCTACAGCTTGAGTTATACCGTATTTGGTTGCACCGCCCCGATCTGCCGGATTATTTACATAACCGCCTTCACGTTTGATCAATTCTTCAAGGTATTGTTCGATGTTCATTTAAGTTTCCTTTAGACAATAAAAAAGCGCCCTTAGGCGCACAGTCAATAAAAAGCCGATCTCAAATAAGTCGGCTTCATAAGTTTTGTTTCATAGCTTTAAAATATATATTTAAAAAAAGTCGTAATAGCAGTTATTGCTCCAGCAACACTACCAATTACTAGGGATATAGCTTTACCCCAAGCCATGATTACAGCAGCTCTACCTGCGTCTTTCTCACTCATTTTACCCTCTATACTTATACCGGGTTTGGTGCTAACATTTTCCTCAGATTGATTCATTAATAGTTAACCCTCCTTAACTGTTAACCAAAACCCTAGTGTTGGCGCACTGGGGTTTTTGCTTTTTTGGAATAAAGTACATTTCTTACTTCCTATAGAATTAATAGACGAACTTTACCCCCTTCCGTTTTTTAATATCAGGCGGAAGGGCTTCCGCTAACTTTGTTAAAAAATTGTTTCTGTCAGTTGACTCACGCTTCATACCCGTTTTCCTACCCGTAAAAAAAGAATTACCACCCGAAGGTGGTCGTTTCATAATATTGGTTGTCGATAGTTTTTCGTAGTAGTCAGCGGCTTGCAGTGTCAACAGGTAATTTCTCTCTTATACTTGATACTTCTAAACAAAACCGCCCGAAGGCGGCATTAGCTGTTTTCAATGTCTTTTCTGGCTTTCTTAAACTCTTTGATTACTTCAACGATCGTTTTACCTTCCTGTTTATCTATAAAATTAAAGATCCAACGGACTAAAGCCCAACCGGGTAAACCACAAACAAAGAAGAACCCACCTAGAGCAATCATCCCCCATACATCAGTAACCCATTCATGAAGTCCCCACTTCACAATAATGAATGAGCCGCCAGCAAGGCTTGATACAACAGTACAGATCAAGCCTACGCCCCACTCTTGTGGTGAGCGTGGCATTCGTGTCATCAATACAACTGCTGCCACTAAAGCGACCGCTAAAGTCACCATAATTGCTGCACCATAAAATTTTAAAATTGCTGTTAAACCGCTTGTGGAAACTGGTTCCATAAATCTCTCCAGATATTTTTAGACAATAAAAAAGCACCCCACTTGGGTGCTCATAGTTCTTTTAAGGTTTAAAGGGTTTGTAAGATTTTCCCTCCGTTAATCAATTGAGTTGTTAGAGGTGCCACCCCAACAATTGCAGGTCCACCCGGCCCCGGCTGGCCTTCCGTCGTTCCATGGTATTGCCAATTCCATGTTCCATCATTGGTAGACTTGGTACCACGTTTGCCCCATCCACCGCCATCACCCGATAATGGAGATCCATAACGGTCATTTTGGGTTCGGTAACCTTTACCGGGCACCGAAGCTTCGGCATCGGTTACTTTGACAACCATAAAGTCACCATTTAAGTACCAACGCCAGTCTTGTGAATCGTTAGTAATAGGTTGTCCGGTCATAACCCGACCAAAAGGTGCTCCAGCTCCACCGGGAATACCCTGAACTCCATACGATAATCCTGTATAAATACCGCTTGGTGTTGCTCCACCACCTGAGCCGCCTCGAGCCAGAGTTCCACCATCAATAATCAGGTTTAGTTTACTGTGCCGGTTTAATAGACCGGGTGCTCCCTGAAAACCATCACGACGGGTTTTGGTAAAGTTGTAATCCGGATCGGTAGACCATGCACCAAATGCCAAATGTGGCAATCCTCCATCACCACCACGTCCAACAACAGCACCTTTAATAGTCAAATTTACCACGAGATCAGGTGGGAACTCACCAGTATCAATAGCGGGTAATTCTGATGCAGGTGGAACGATATATTCTCGTTTTGCAGGACTAGAGTTATAGTCGAATTTATAGACAAATCTGGTTTCCGGTCGATAAGAACTTGAACTTGAAACCAGTGCACCTGCTTCAACTACAAAACTGATTTCGCCAGTCGTTGGTAAATCACCTCTTTGCATTTGATACAAACGTGCCAGATTAATATCAAGCTGGTCATATCGAATGTAAATCGGTGAATTATCTACTGGCACCTCAATAAAGTCCTTGTCATTGAGGTAATAACGTTCATCGTAATTAATTGCAGTAATAGTATTAGAGAACTGGTCAGCCGGTTCTCTTTTCGCTACCAGATAAGGCAATGAGCCTTTGGTATCGTCATTAACTACGGTGTAGATAGTATTCACAAAGTCATCGGGACTAAGTTTTAAGGCCCCGTTCGGTAAACGCCCTAAAATCACCTTATTTTTGGCTGAGCCCGGCGTAACGGGAATCAGGTCCACGGTACCATCGCCCATTTGCAAATAAATCACATAACTCTTGCCTGCAATGAAATCTACATCATGGCTTAGGGTGAGAATTAAACCTTCTTGCTGCACCACCTCTCCACTTTGATGGATACCATTTCGAGGATCTGCAGCAGCAATACGGTTACGCAACACTAGTAATTCCGATTCTGGAGCAGCATCAAAGGTAATGGATTTACGTTGAAACCTAATCTTGTTCCAAAGTCGGTATGCATTGAAATGAGCTTGCCACTTGTTTCGTACACCAACAGATTTTACTTCTTTAGGGTTCTTTGCTCCTTTATCCGGTAAATAGATATTGATACGGCTATCGTCGGTCGGATTCGTATATTCATAGATCAAACCATCGTAGTCATCCATTACACCAAAAGTTAGGTCTTGCTTATAAGTTTCCGGAATGATATTCCGGAAGTTAAACAGCATTACCGAGTTATCAGTTGGTTGTTCAAAGTAGATTTTAAGCTTATTGTTTTGCCAATATGCCGTACAAAACACAGCATCACAAAGGTTAGTGGCCAGTTCTTCAAATGATAGGTTTGTATCATCAATCGTAGTACAGAACTCGGCTGCCAAAGGTGTACCAAAATAATCAACAATATCGTTATAAGTACGGTAGATGTTTTCTATATCAATCTCTTCGATCGTACGGCGACCAATCTTCTCATCTAGTGCCATTGAGACTAATGCATCAGCAAAGCTTGATGTTGGATATAGCTCTGTTGTCATTGCCCCGTTTTTATAAGTCGGTAACATTCGCTGAAGATCAAAATTGATCTTGCGGGACTTAACAGATAAAGCTCCAGTGGTTGCATAAGTACGCGCACGAAAAACCGTTTCATGCTCATACCCTGTGCTTTGTAAAGGATAAGCTCCGTAAAGCGCCTGCCACTTTACTTCATCTACTACTGTTGTAACTGCCGGAGTCGGAGTTAAACGGCGAGTACATGGCTTATCTGCAATACCTGAAATAAAACTCGGGCCGCCTGCAATAGTCAAACGGCACCATATACCTTCTTTTGGAACCGTAAAGTTGGGTGCATTTGGATACTGAATTCTTTCCTGAGCAATGCCAGTGAAAGCTTGCATGTGCTCAATGATAGCTTGCCTTGTTTGCTCTAAAGTCATTGCCATTTTAGCCACCGTACTTTTGAGAAATAAAATTAAAAGTGAGGCCATAAATACCTTGTGGCGCTTGATCAGACCAACCATTTTCTAAGCGGAGTGCATAAGCTTTATTGTTCTGGATATAAACCAGATTGCCTAGCTTAATCTTCATTGCCTGAATCGCTGCATCTTGAATAGGGTTTGTTTCAGGTTCACGTACACCGTAATCAGCGACTCCAACCGAAACAATATGTGAAGCACGGTATGCACCAGTATCAACAGGACTTAAATTAACTAAGGATTGCACTGTATCCATGACAATATTCTTTACATGGTCTTCTGCCGCTTTAGACACATCAAGACTAAAACTAGTCGGCTTTTTCCCCTTCCATCCCATGACTTTTAACCTCGCTTTCCTCATACATCTTAAAGAGATCCTGAGCGATCGCCTGAATTGAATAAGCTTCAAACTCAGAGCTTGGTTCTCGTTCACCCATTAGCTTTTTAATCTTTTGCCAGATATGAACAGCTTCATGTAAAAGCAATCCATAAACTTGAATTTGATCTTTATCTGACGTATCCCCGATTTGGACGATTGCATATGCACCATCAGAAAAAGTACTAACTTGTGCATCCGCTCCCATATCCAAAAATTGATCGGCTTTATCCATATCTTCAAATAACAAATCCATGTGTAGTTGATTTCGAGCAAGCGTGTACTGCACATGTTGGAATGGTGAGATATACCACTCTGGTACATAATCTGTACTTATCATCTAGACTCCTAAATTGCGCCCATTAAAAAACCCGCCGAAGCGGGTTTTTATTTAATCTTAAATTCTCGCAAGGAATTATTTATTGTAGAAAGCGTTTCTACAAATCCAGTAAATCTTTCAAAAGACTTTTTGAAATAGAGATTCTCTTTGTCCGCATAAAACGTTTTAACTTCATCACTCTCAAAAATTGTCGTATTATTCTTAAGTTTTTCGTGAGCAGTAATAGCAATATTCATTAAATTTAAATAATTTAACATCTCATACATTAAATCATTAATCTGATTAATAAAGTCATTTGTTTTAGGTTCACCATCAAACGTAATACCTAATTGAGTATTTTGTTCAATTAAGCGCTTTCTCAGATCAAAAATTATTTTTTGAGTATCTTCAACATTTATGTTTTTAAGATCCTTTCTAACTTCTGCATCTAAAATATCTATTTCAAAATTAATATCGAGTAAATTTTTTACAATTTTTTCAGCTGCGGTCTCCATTTTGATAGCTAAATGTTGTACTCGCCAATCACTAAATAACAAAATAGCTATGATGGGAGCTATAGCTGTAGCTGAGAAGCTCATTCCATCTTTCACCATATTTTCTAGTGTTGTGTGCGTGATTGATCTAAAGGCTAAGTTAACTAATATATAAGTTACTAGCAAAATTATGAAAAATATTAAGGTAGTCGCAATTTTTTCAGCATTATTTCCTTTTAGTAACATAATATCCCCCTAGTTTAGAAGGATATTAGAACAAGTATTTAAACCTTCCTCAACTGACATTTCCATATTGTGCTAGCTGGATCCAGCTGGATATGAATAACGCGGAATGAGCCTAAGGTTGTTAACCATTCATCATCAATTTTTGGAGTCATAGTTACTTCATTCTGCAGCACTGTAGCCTTTTTATCTGTGGCCAGTACTCCAAGCGTCTGAATCTCATATTGACTGTAAGAGCCAAACAGAACGCCACGGCCAGAATAGTTTTCTTTAACTTCAACATAAGTTTCAGTCTTAGGATCCCAATTTGTTTTTGATATCCGTTCACACGTAAAGGTATGCACGGCGTCAGCTAGATCTTCATTAAATGCTTCAGCAATTTCCGCCTGTAGTTCATCTCTTAAGCCCATATCATGCCCTATAAAGTGGTATGCCAAAGCCATTAAAACTTGCATTTGGATCTTTCAAATCAAGTGAATCAATAAAATCAATTGCTATCTGTTCGAAGCTAGAGATTGCTTCAGATCCGTCCTGATATTCTTTTTCTGACTCAACAGAATCAGCTTTAACTTTCTTACGCTTCAACTGCTGGTCTTTGCCGTTATAAATTACTTTGGCCAGAATTCCTTTGACAATTTCACAAGCCGCATCCTTAAGAAGTGGATCAATAGGATCTGGTACAAATCCTATTCTGTTTTTCATCCACACATTTGCCAGCTGTACCAGACGAGCTTTATCACTATCTGGTGCAAAATCGCTGCCCAAAATTGAATTTGCGTCATCTACACTAATAAAGCTCATTGCATTATTCCTTAGGGATCAATTTAAGGAGTTCTGCTTTTGTTGCAGATGGCTTGTAGCCAATGTTCTTACTAGCCAAATACTCTTTTAATTGATCATTTGACCAATTTTCAAAATCATTAGCTGCCGTTTCTGTTGTTGAATTTTCTGCAGCTTTTCCAGATTCCAATTCAGCGATACGCGCTTGCATAGCAGCAACATCATTTTTAAAAGCCTCAAACTCTGCTTGAATGCTTACTACCTTTCCTTCAGCCGCTTTAGCAGCATTGTCAGCTTGGAGTACAGCATCTTTTAAACGTGAGTTTTCAGAAATTAACTCCGAACTATCACCACTAGCTTGTTCCAAGATTTCGATTTTCTGTTTAAGTTGCCCGTTTTCTTCAATAACCTTTTCACATTCTGCTTTTGCATCATCAATCACAGCTTGAAGTTCAGGGGTGACTCCTACCTCGACATTTACCGTGGCCATAGTCGTTTTTTGTGGCTCTTCCAACTTACGAACTTCAACTGGAACTTCTAAAGATTCGTAATCCTTTTGAATCTTTGGATAATTACCGTAAATAATTACTTCTTCAGCACTTCGATTCGGATGTTCGTAATAATCAGGATTGGCAATAGTTCCAACCTCTAACGCAGCTGCAGCAGCAATACGTGTATAAATTAGCTTCATGATGCATTTCTCTTAAATGTAAAAAGAGGGCTTAATAGCCCTCTTATAGTGAGATGTTTATGAGTTAACCAGTTGTTGTGCCAGACAAGTCAAGCAATGTGCCTGCTGTCATTTTGTTGCTAGTAGCATGTTTTTTCCAGTTGGCACTTGAACCAAGTAAAGTTAGGTCAGGGTTTTCACCTTTTGATGTATCCCAGCTATAACCAAGAATATCTAAGTTGAAGGCGCCTTCAGCACGCATACCAATACCTAAGTTTTCTTCATCATTGATGTCATACGCTCGGAAGCCTGGTACTTGTGATTCTGTAACAGTAACTGCGCCCATTTGCAAACCAAATGCATCATCATCACCTACCGCATCAGTAACTAATACCGGCTTACCTAAGGTACCCGGTAAACCGCCATAGATAACAATTTCAGATTCGCCATAAATCTGCTTAGTGATTGCATCATCAACAATATCGAAGTAGGTATCCGAATTCATTACCCATAAACTAATACGTCCAAACTTATCGCCAAACTTACGCATACCACGTGTTAATGCTTTACGCCCATCTACAGCAATACTGCCTTGGGCAACCATATCCGGGTTGCTAGAAATAGCAGCTTTTAAAGAAGCTAAACTGTACTGTAAACGACCAGCAACCAATGCATCTGCTAAATCATAACCAAGAATCATGGCAAACTCTTCAGGTGTACGTGCACGGCGTTTAAATGCCTCTTCAGTAGAAGCATAAGGACCATATTTATATGGGACTTTTACGCCTACAGATTCACCAGAACCAATTTTCTCTGGAACTACTTTGGCGGTTGAATTCACATCACGATGTTTGATGCTACCGCCCACTTTGTAGAATGCTTCTTTATTGAAATCACCTTCAATGATCTCATTGCGATAAACAATTGCACCATTAGAGGCTTGGTTAAATACATTCAAATTATCTTGTAAACGCTCTAAATAAGCAGTTTGAGCCAATTGATTGTAGATGATCATGTCTGAATTAACTGTTGTAGTCATAACTACTTATCTCCAAATTTTTAATGATTAGTTCGGCAGTTTTAGGAAGGCATCATTGCCATGTTCTTTGATGTAGTCAGCTTTCTGAGAAACAGACATTTCACTGCGTTTCATTCCTGCAGGCGCTCCACCTTTGCCCCCACCTTGAAAACCACCACCAGTTCCTTTACCACCTTTAAGAATTAAGTCTTTATGCTGGTATCCACCAACCAATGACTCTAAAGCTTCATCAACATTTGCAAGTTCACCCGGGCGGACACGTGAATAAATCTTTTCGCCGTTCGAATCATATGCAACCACTTTGCCTTCTTCGATTTTGAAGTGATGACCAAAGGTTGCCTGAACCATGTCCACAGGTACTGCAATGTTGTCTTGAATGTACTTAGAACGAGCAAAACCACCGCCGATTAGTTCTTTATGTAAAGAGGCTTCTAGTGCGTCACGTTGCTCAACAATCGGAGCATATTTTTCTTCAACTGCCTTGATAGCTTCAGCTTTCACTTTCTCAACTTCACCAGCATCCACCAGCTTTTTATCGTCGAGATTTTGGATTGTTTGTAATGCCTTTTTAGCTGCCGCTGGGTCTTCAATTCCTTCAAAAGCTTTTAGGGCTTTTTCGGCTGCTTCTTTGGCTTCACGATGTGTTTTAGCTTCACCATTTAATCGAGCAATTGTCGCCACAGAATGTGCAGCATCATGTGGCATTTCTTTCCCATCATCATGGACATAGATAGGTTTATCACCCTCTACTTCCGCATAAACTTTACCGTCGATTGTTACTGTTTTAAGTTTCATTGGTCATCCAACCTATATATACAAAATGGGCATCCGCCCGGATTCGCCGTTAGCATCCGCTTTCGGCAGGCAATAAAAAAAGCGCCCTTTAGGACGCTTCATTTCGATTAAAAACTTAGAAATTTGTTGCAAATAAACGGTAGCCTTCTAGCTCCCAAAGTTTATTTTCAGCTGACTTTTCTGCATTTCCACGAGCCATACGCTCACCAATTTCAGCATCAAAGTTTTCAGCATTCACACATGCACTAAAACCCGTTGCTAGAAAAAACTTTCCATCTAAAAATGCATGTACAAAAGTTGATGTCGTGCCTCCGGGGCGTTGCTCAACCGTATATGTAACACGCTCCATCAATGATTCAATTTGCGCTTTAGTTACTCGGGGCGCCACAGACTTTTCAGCTAACTCTTGCTCTGTTACTTCTTTGATCATTTTCTTCTCACAAAAAAAGCACCCGAAGGTGCTATTGAATTAATAAATTGGTTTAATTAGAAATTGAGGTTTTAATTGTCACACCAGTTAGAAAGTATTTTTCTGAACCACCCAAGCATGTGGCACTAGAAAAATTCGCATAAACATCTTGAACATTTATGCCTGTATCTTTTTCAAATTTACTGATCAATTCAGCAATATGGCCTGTTAGTGTTCTTTCTAACTCTTCTTTTCTCTTTACATATTCAGCAACTGATATTTCAGACATTTTTACCACCTTTCGCTACGTTTACTTTGTTAAAAGTGCTCTTGGCTCATCACCTACTAAGCGGACTCCATTCTCACCATAAGCCTCGAATGTTACGCTAATCGTTGTTGGTCCATCTTGAGCATCACTATTCATATGAACCGCTTTTTGCCCTGCCAGTGGCATTCCAGTTTCTTCATCACACACAACTAAAAAGCCTTTTAAGATTGGGTGACGCTTAAGTACTAAATGTCTAACTTTTGATTCACTCATAAGCCAAACTCCATAAATGACAAAAGCGCCGTTTGGGCGCTTATATGGGTGAAAATTGTGTCTTAAGTGAGTTTAGGATTGCCTGTCATCAGCAATAATTACTCACAGTTAAATCCAGTACCAACAAGGTCTTTTTTCAAATTTGAAACGAGAGTTTGCTGTTCCTGCTGTTGCCCACTAAGATAATTTTTATCTAGAGTCTCTGCACCATCAATAGATTTATAAAGCTCTTTAGATTCCTCTAAATTGTCTTTTAAAAACGTGGTGAGGTTTAGTTTCGCCTGGGCAGCTCTACATAAATTATTTTTAGCTTCTAAATATTGAGTAGCCTGTTTTACTTGACCAGTTGTAGGATCAAAAGAATATGCATTTGCCATTGCTGACTCCAAAGCTTCAGACAAACGATCATATTCTTTAAGATATTTTTGACTTGGTTCAGCTAAACAAGTGATGGAAATTAGAGTTAGACATACAAAAGCTATTGTTTTCATATTGTATAAATTCTGATGTTTTAAAAAATATAACATAAGAAAAAATTACAGACCCAACTTTTTAATAGATTTTTCATCCAACTTTCTTAACTCAGCTAAGCTATACAAACGGCCTTCAGGATCAAAGAACTTTTCAAAATCAAACTTTCCTTCTTTATAAAGCTTGTACCTCTTTGGTCCTAGCCATTCCTTTTGAAAGAAATCATCTGTTTTCTTAAAGAACTCTTTGAATGTGGTGTTTGCGTCCAGTTGCCCTATTAATTGGCTACGCTCATCTTTCGGGATGTCCTTTACTTTGCGCTCATCCATTACAAATGGACGTTCCCCTAGGAGTTTCCCATCTTTCTCAACTGGTACCAAAATACTGCGGCAATGAGGATGCAACGGTGGTACACGTTTGGCGGGGTCGTTTATTTCCCAGATGGAGCCATCAAGCGAAGCACACAACTTAGAAGTTCTTCCATCAAGTACACTAACAAATCGTACATATTCAAAGCCCAATTGATTAAAGCTATTCAGATATGCTTGATTAGCCACATGACTGCGCACAGTTCTAACAGTGCGATCAATATCAGTCTTGGTACCATTTAAGATTCCATCTTCATAATTGAGCCGTTTGGTACCACGAATACGCTGAACAATTTCCTGATTGGTTTTGCCAGTGCTGATTCCATCACGAATTGCATACTCAACTTTTTGGCGGGCATTTTCTGCAATTCTTGATAAAAGATCATCAACCAATGCTCCACCAGCCAAGGGCACTTTTTTTGCTGCTGTGAACAGCTTTTCACCATCGGGCTTATTTATCTTTGCGCCGAATAACTTTGCCATATAGCTGGCTTCATATACGGCCATCGCAGTAGCTGAAACTGCGAAAGCTTCTGGCAAGCTTGTGTTTACACTACTAAACCATTGAGAAATTAAATCTCTTATTTCCCTGAGATTTGAAGTTGTGTATTTCCCTCCAGCTAAAGCTATCTTTTCTGAATCACTAAGTTCATCCAATAAATCACGAAGCTTTGAAAGCATTGCGTTCGTATCATCATTGAATAAACCCAATAATTCATTTACTGATTGCGAAGAAGCACGATAAAGATAAGCCTGATGTTGAGTGAGTACCTCCAAAAGATTTTTATTATCTTTAGCCATATCACCATACCTATAGATTCACTGTTCCGTCTTTTTCGCCTTCGATGTTGTCCAGCTCTTCTTTATACTTTTGTTTTGGGAACATTCCAGTCTGGTTATATTCCCACCAAGATTTAAACGAAGAACGGCCCTGTAGTGCTGCCTCATACAATTGCCGTGCTAGTTCAGCTTGATATCCTTGTTTATTAAATTCCTGACTAATTTCGAACATCAGTTCATCTTTAGTCAGAACATCAACATTAGGCGTTACAAACTTAGCTGCCCATCTTAAAGCCATCGAAAAAGCTTCATTCATATTCACAACACAAAGTGAAAGAACGGAATGCTGCACGGCGTCATCACTGTTAGATTCTGTAGCAGTCTTTTTGGCCGCTGAACCCTTTTCAATTAAGCGCGCACCCATCTCTTTCATCTGTTCCCATTTATCCTTCATAGCTTCGCGAGCTAAAGTGTTTGGATCTGCTTGTACAATCCCCAAATCACCGTTTTCAGGTAAAGGTAACAGGACTTTTGCACCGATATAAATTCCACGCTTTTTGGCCTCGTCGTACCAAGCCCAATTGACTCCCTTTGCATAAAACTGTGGTTGGCCCATATAAAAAACGGACTCTTGAAAGTCCGCACTATCTCTATAATGAGCTAAATTAAGATTTGCCAATGGGAGCAATGGAGGCTTTTTAATCTCTTCAGAGTTATCAATAGCCCCCACAAAGGTGAAAGGAATATATGACCAAGTATCACCGTTATAATCAGTTGGGAATTTCTTTTCACCTCCCACCCATATGCCCTTATCGCCCTTGATATAGACCTGTACCGAATAGGCGTAAACTCCTTCACTATTTGGCTCTAACCTTAAGACACGATACTGCTCCACTTCCGTTTTACTAAAGCCATCACCGCCCCTCTCAGAAGTAAATTCACGGATGACTACTAAACAAAGCTTTTTCTGGTTATCAATCATCATTGAATCCCAATTGATCACATCAATGGCATTCAATAAGTGAATCATCGGGTAGGCTTTTTGCTGTTTAAACTCCGCAAGATTTCGTGCCGGTGTAACTGCAGGATAGTCAACATATAAAGCGCATCGGTAATGCTTTAATAAGTGTCGAATACCCGTTTGTGCCAATTGATAAGCACTCAAGCCAGCGCCGTTAGCATTGCGTTCTAAGTGAGCTAGTTCTGGAGGAAACTTAAAACTAGGATCTGTTGCAAAAGCTGCACCGACTAAGCTATTAGATGTTGTACCTGTAACTTCATAAAAAACTGCTCGCATTAAGTAGGCTAGATAAGCACTCTTATTTGCTTGGGTCTTATCATGAGCATTGGGTTTCGGCAGATACTTTTCTCCTTTAGCTTTTACAGCATCCTCGCCTTCACACACATCATCTAGCTTCTGCCAATATGGCAAGTTTTTAACATATTCAGGATGTTTAAAAGTTACGTCACTCATCGAGCAAATCCCATATCAGCAAAGAAGGCTTCAAAACCTCCATTCAATTCATTAAATGCATCTGAACCAGCATCAACTTGGTCGTCATGCGTTCCATTTGGAAAATTGCGAAGCTCTTCAATAAAGTCTTTATTCCAATCACCTCTAAGCATTCTCACGTTACCCACGTTAACTTGTGCCGCAAAAGGTTGTGCACGTGTGAGTTTGTCTCCCGAAACTGGTTTGGCTTTGACGTCATATCCTGCAAGAAGTTTTACGAATGCACTTGCTTGTGATTTACCAGCTTGACCAGGATCTTGAGGAATCCTTACCGTTACACCCATCCCATCTAACTCTGTGACTTGTTTTAAGCGCTTATTGACATTGTCTGGACCAAGTTGCCCTTTGGTTACATCAACGATATAGGTAAAGCCATCTGCGCCAAGAGCTTCTCTAACACCTGCTGTAAAGTCGCCTTCATTCTCAGTAGCACCGAAGTCCCATGCCCTTACTTGCTTCACTACATCAGCAGGTAAAGCATCCACAATTTCAATATTGTCAGGCTTAAAAAAACCGCCTGCTGGCGGTGATGGCATTTGACGATATTGCCCGGCAAAAACATACGGCGCAGCTTGCTCCATTTGCTTCAACTTTTGAATATTGTGCTTTGCTGGCCACAATGCAGATCCGTCTTCTTGAATAGCCGAAAGACATAGATGCTCCCAAACCTCACCGTTACCACCAGCTACAGGAACGCCGTCTTTTCTATCACCTAGCAGCCATCCTGCCAAATCATCTTCATGAAGACGCTGCATAATGACAATAATTGGTGTTTCCGGTGAGTTAGTACGAGACTCGAGAGTATTTTGGAACCAGTCAATTACACCTTCACGGATAGTTTTTGATTTGGCTTCATCGGCCTTATGCGGGTCATCAATGATGATGCAACCACCAAAGCCTTCACGCATTTTGCCTGCACCAAAACCTGTAATGGTACCGCCAGTACCAGTCGCATAGCAGACTCCGCCTGCATCTGTGCGCCAGAAATCCTTAGCTTTACTATCCTCACGTAACTTAAGATCAGGAAAGACCTTTTTATAAGCCTTTTCTTGAACCATATTACGAGTCTGAAATGCATTATTTGCGGCAAGCATTGCCGAGTAACTGATATGAATAAACTCACAGTCAGGCTTCTTACCAAAACACCAAGCCATGAAATTAATTACAGCAATTTCAGTTTTAGAATATCGTGGTGGAACGTTAATAATTAACCGCTTTATCTCTCCGCGATAAACTTTCATTAAAGCTTCGCAGATTTCTAAGTGGTGCCAATTTTGCATCCATTTATAACCACGGCGCTCCTTAAACATGTACCTTGTGAAGAAATATAAATCTTCTTGCGCCTCGATCCGGATGGCTTTATCCCGAGCCGCATCAGTACTCATCTAAGACTTCCCTCCGCGCTTTTAAGTAATCTTCCATTGGAACTGGAATTTCTGAATTAACCGTTTGGACTGGTCCACCGTCTTTGCCTGTAATTTCTTGGCGATTAGTAAATTGACCTCCAATGTCTTTAGCGGCTTGCTCAAGAATTTTTAAGGCTGTTTTGACGTTCCGCGTTCTCTCCAGTTGTTTTTGATATTGCTTCAATCGGTAGTACTTACTAGCAATTGGAATATCAATTAAACCCTTGTCAAACTCTTCTCGGGTTTTCTCAAAAAGCTCAACATATTTTTGGCTTAAATTACGGCCTGAATATTTGGTTGGGTCATATGCTTGGCACTGGCTTCGGCTAATTTCCACATCAAACTCTTGTTTGACGTTTTCCACCACTTCCTGAGGTGTATCACGGCAAGCAAGAGACTGAACTATAAATATTTTCACAGGCTCTTTTAGTGCTGCCATAAATTCAACTCCGTACAACTACGTACAACAAACAAGGCAAAAAAAAGAGCCAAAAGGCTCAATTGATTACACAATTTCCGCAGCATCTTGAAATATCAAGATTCGAAACAAACGGCGGATTTTTTGCGACTTCAATAAGTCGCTTAACATTTTTGCTTGGTCCATAACGTTTAACTACGCCAATAAACTCTTCAACATCATGACCAGCTAAATAATGTTTAGGTAGCCCCGTATTATCGCTATAAAGGATCTCACCATCTTCGTCTTTCATAACGCCAATGTGATACAACTCGTGCTCAATCAAATAGCAGAATTCTGTATCATTGGCCCGCTCACAAAATGAAGCATCGACCGTAATTAAGTAAGTTGGAACCGCTCCAAACCAGTCGCGCATCTGTTGCTCTTGTCTAGCTTTACGCCAGCCACCAACATTGAACATGACTTTTTCGCACTGGCCTAATACCATAGCTTGCTTGCTTTTATATGCAGAAGAGGCCCAAGCAAATGCTAAAAATTCTTCATTATCGTGAAGCAGCTCAGCTATGTGATCGTGATCGGGGTTATAAAGAGGCCCACCTATCGTTAAGTAGTTGGCCACAACCCATTTCTTTAGGCCTGGAGCTGGTGTTAGTCTTATTGCTTCTTCTTCATCTGCTTGATCAATAAAATCAGTCGGTGGAAATGGTCTGATCTGCTCCATCTTCAATTCTCGCTAATTCACTTTTTATCCAGTTGATGACATATCCCGACAAAATAGAATCTGGATGAAAGCGCTCTATTTTATAACCCATCTCTTCAGCTTGATCATAACGATCAAGACTCCATGCTTTATTTGACAGCTTTCCACCACGCCCACCAGACCAGGGACCACCCTCAATTTCAATGAGCAAACGCAATTTCACAATATGAAAATCAAAGCGCCAGTGTTTGGTATGGATCGGTTGAAACTTACTTTCAAAACCAATCGCCAAATCCTCAAGTTCTTCCTTAAGTGTTGCCTCAGCCTCGAGATATTTTTGCTTCGCCTTAGGCAATGGCCGGCTTTTAGGTTTAGTTTTAGGTTCTTTTTTCCGAGTAAGCCAAAAGTATTCTGTAGAATCCATTATTCTCACCCAAAAAAAACCGCCCTAAGGCGGTGGCTAAACTCACAGGCAATATAGTATTACTTCTTAAAAGTTGCCTTATAAAGCTTTGAATTAAAGTAATCCGTAATTTCTTTACCTTCGTTTTGAATTTTTTCCTCATTTAAGGGTAAAAAATCTAATTCAAATTTCAAGCTCATATACTCTGGAATAAACTTCTTTATAGGCGGAGGTGGTTTAGGTCCACCTTCTGTAATTTTTTCGATTAATCCAGCTAACCATAAAATATACTCACCTTCTGAATTATGAGGAGGAATCAAACTCACATCTATTTTTACTTTACATTCATCTAATGGTCTACTAAACAATTCAACAAAATCAATAAAATTATATTTTAATTTAAATTCTGTTCCCTCAATTTCTCTGCGTATACATGTCATAAGTAAGTTCATATTTTCAATACAGTCATGTGAAAACAATTCCTCATCTTTAATTTTGTTATAAATATTTTCCGCAAACATGAGATACTGTGGCATTTCAGCAGCTCCTCATTTTTATAAAGTATTTTTCTTAAGGTAATCCTATTATAACAATGTTGCAACAAGAAATTTTCCATTTTTAGTTTAAGGAAATTTTAAAAATTATAAAAACGATTATATTCAATAAATTAGTACGAATAAAAGCTAGGGAAGTTTGATTTTTCTATTGAGCTTTAAAATGGATTATTGTGTTTAAATTATCAATTTAAAAAGCTTGCCTAGTAGGCAAGCTCCCCCTTTTTTGATATTTGCGCTGATCAATAAGGTTTAGTGTTACTTACAGCAACACACTGATAATACAGAAATATTTAAAAATAAAAAAGCCCACTTCCTATTTTTATTCAGAAATGGACTTAGCGAAAAAAACGCTTAAACCTGAAATAGGAAATATCTATTCGGAAATATTTCCGACTTCATATTGGCATAATATTTAAGCACTAGCAATAGGGATTGAATTAAAAATATCAAATATTCATATTTAAATAGATAAAGATTTCTTTTTTAAATAGTTTTATTTTTAGCCTACATAATTTTTTTACTTATCAAGAGTTATAAAGAATATGTGCCCATCAATAGGTAATACTTAATAAGGTCTTATGTGTAGTAACCATTAGGCTCTAGAGAGTAAGAACTCAAACTGACTAAAAATAAAAAATAATTAATTTTCAATATTAATGATCATATACTGCAAAGTTATGTATATTCCAACTTCTCCATTGTTGAGTGCCTCATATAAGTCTTCATCAACGAAATCTCCAGATTCATCATATAGCCATTTATGAATTTGAATAATTTGTATATTCCCTTTTTTGTCTATTCTTGCTATTGGGTCTATTACGGACCGAACTATCACCTTCTTCTTCGTCTTAACATCGAGCAATGTGATAATTGTCATTTTAAAATCCTTATAAATATCCTGTATAACAACTACTCTCAATCAATAAAGATTTTTATATTTAAATTACTTAAATAGCAATCTTTTCAATCTAAAAAATAAATAAAAAACACTTCAATAGTATGTGCCTATTAGAAAAGATACCTTAAATATTCTACTAGCAATAAAAAACCGCTTTAAGGGCGGTTCATCTAAAATTCACAGGTACTTAATGAAGTTTTTTTTTCTGTCTTTGCATCTTTCTGGGCTCACAAATTTTTCCAATAAAGTTAGTTAACCACAAAATACTTTCTTCACGATCTTCAAAATGAGGTATAAGGCTTAAATCTACTTTTATTTTGCGATCAGCTAAAGGCAAACTTAAACAATGTTCAAAGTCTATTGAGCTGTACTTCAATTTGAGTCTTTTTTCTGCAGCTTGATTCTTTATCTCAGCCATAATGCGATTGAGATTAACAATCAAATTATTTGAAATTTTATTATTTTCATATACCCGTTCGTAAACTGTCTCAGCTACATCAATGTAATTTATTAGCTCTACATTCTTATTCATGACATTTGTACTCCGTTTTTTATAATTATCCGTCTAAAATAATGTTTATTTGAGTTACTAAATCCTTCGCCTAGGTAAAGATTGTTTAAATTCGGTCACCCTGATTTTAAGTAAATATTTGAATTTATTATGCAATTACTGAGTTTTATAATATTTATATACATCTTTGTTCTTAACACCCCTTTTTTTCTATCACTTGCCCATCTAATTCACCACCAACACAGATATTCATTTTTACCAGCCTGGACTATATAGCAAAAAATAAAAAAAATCCGTACCTTGGGGAAGGTACGGACTATAAACTGAATAACTACATAGGAAGTAGAATACCTGTTTAATATACGATAAATTTCATGTTTTTTCAAATCCTAATTAAAAGCCCACGATTAAGTGAGCTTTTAAAACAAATTGGTGCAACGCTTATAACTTTGTCCACTATATCAAAAATATGCCATAAAGCGTCTAGACAGTCAACAAGTCTAAATTATGCTTTTCTACTAATTGAGAAGCTTTTAAACGTTCAACGATTTTAATCATTAGATCATTGGCAGTTATAACGTCGATTCCTTCAAATGCTTTTAGTGTTAATTGCAATTTATTATTAATTACATTTGTAATTATTGATATTTTACCAAAATAATCAGGGTAGTATTTCAAAGTTTCATTAACTTTCTCCCGACTAACGCCTTCATATAGTTTTACAGTGTATGTTTTCATTTGAACCTCCATTTTGTCTTAATCTTTTATCATGACCTAATAAATAAAATCTAGCGCAACTCACCATAATTGCGACCTGAGCTTTAGATTGGTTTGTTTCTTGAGCAACCTTCAACAATCCTTTATTTTCAACCTTATTTTTAATTAAACAAATTAATGCAAACTTAGTTGTAAAATCTGTTTTATCAGAATTTAATAGACTTCGTAAAAGTGCTTGAATTTGATCCGCCTCATAATCACTGATCTCACATCGAATATAAGATTTACTTTTTTGTACTTCTTTGCCAGCTTCACGCATCAACCAGTAAATTTGATTGATATGAAGCCCATCTGGCAAATCACCCCCTTTCATTCTAACTGTTTCACACCATGCGCCAAACTGCTCTAACCAACCGTCAATAGTATATTTAGACCAATCCATTTGTTGTGTTTTTAAAACTGCACTCATTTTTCACCTACCAATTGCTCAATTTGTTTAATCGCCACGCCTGCTTTCACTTGCTCTGTGCTGAACCGTAAAACTGTAAAACCCATCATTGCTGCGGAGTTGTATTTCTCCATATCCCCTATATAGCCTTTGCCCCTTGTATGACGGCCTCCACTCCAGATCCCGCCTTCAACCTCAATCAAAATTTTTGTACCAGTAACCAGAAAATCAGCTCTCCATTTGCGTTTTGGATGGAACTTATATTCCTGTTCAAAACCGATCTTGCATGCTCTTAAATGCGTTGCCAGAACCATTTCACCCACACTTGGTTGTCTGGCAACTTGCTTTGCTGAACGCCGCTTTTTATTTTTCTTTATCGGAAATAACTTGCGGTATTCAGCAATGCTGACTGATGACATCAAGCACCACCTTTCAGCAAATTTTTCAACTGATTAGCAAAGCAGTTATAAACTCGTGCTTTATCTTGATCGCCAAAAAGGCTTGAAGCATGAGCATCGTGTTTATACTTTTGAACTAGGTTTTCAATTGAACTTCTTAGCTCAACTAAATTCGCTTGTTGTTCTTTTTGAATCTCCCAAGCCCACTTTCCAGATTTACCCTCAAACTCACTCATGACTGGCTCCTTTTCCTCTGGCAACTTAGTCATAACACCATCTGAAAATTTAAAATCTCCATGCCACTTCCCGTTTTCCCAAATAGACCAAATCCCACATTCATCACTGTTGTAGTAATATCCAGCCTGCCAATGTGTCGCACCTTTAGGGCGGTGTTTTAATATTTGTTCAAACATGACCGCCTCCGTATATTGATTCGTGGTCGCGGATGGCTTGCTCTAATGCAGGTCTTTCAAATAATGTCGCGTACTTGCTGCCATTTTTATTGATGCGGCTTAGAATCTCTTTAGCTTCTTTAATACCGCCATCAAACGCATTAATTTGATCAATCGATTCCAGCAGGCGCTTGAGTTCGGAAATGTCTACAAAATACTTTTCTCGATCAGCCTTGCTAATCTCTACACTTTGACCACATTGGAACTCGAAACCTTCATTCCATTCAGTTGCGTTAGAAGGTGCTGAATCTACGATTTCCTTCGCGTATTGCAGTCCTTTATCTCTAATCAATTTAGATGCTTTCATGCATTCGCCCCTTCAATTAACTGCAGAATATTTCTTGGAATAGGCATACCTTCACGGCGGCACATCTCTGCGTATTCCTGCGGATTATCGAAAGGATCTGGACCTAATTACTTTGCAAGCTCAGGCTCTTTTTCTTTTGCCTGAAGTTTTTGTACTGGTGCAGGTTTACGACCATTGATTTTTAATCGTTCCATCAATGATTGGAGATGCTTTTGTGCTTCGTCATTTGAAACTGGTATATGCACTTTTTGCTCATTTTTCTGAGCTAATAAAATTGGTTCTTGGTACCAAGCTTGGGTTTTACCCTTCAGTTGTGCTTCAGCCTTGTATTCATCATAGATTTTGATAAATTCCATTTTGGCTTTGTACATTTCACCATCTTGGATTAGTGAATAAACTTGGTCTAAAACAAATTTGGTCAAGGTTGTAATTTCTTGGTTCTGCTCTCTTCCGTCTGGCAATGTCACTTTTTTGTGTTGAGAGATCTGAGTGTATTCACAAGCCTTAACCCAAGCCTTCTCAGCGCTCCACCAATCATCACCCATGCACATAGCACGGAATTCAGCGAAGTTAGGCATGTATGTATTTGTACTTGCGTAAAATAGCGCTAAGCCTCTTTGAAGTTGGTTAGGTGTAACCCCAACCAATGCTTTAGCAAGCTGCTGTTCAACGATTTGCATTGGAACGGCATTTTTCCCCTCTACTGGAAAATTCTTATTGAACTGAACAGCGTATTTAGTTCTGTAAGCCGCAATTAGTTCTTTTAAAAAACTTTCAAATGGTGCTAATTCATTCATGATTAATAGCCTCCAAAATCTTGTGACACTGGCGTAACGTCAATCACGTTTGAACGGTTGCTCTCAGCGTACATTTGAGTGAAATAACCCGGTTCTTCAGGAACGTTATGAGATTGTGGGTTTTCCTGAATTTGATTTTGGCGAGGCTCAAATACACCCTGATAATTTCCGATAATTGAGTTTTCCAGTGATTGGTTAGCCAAAGGGCCAAACGAGATAAGTTTTTTAAGGATTAGCTTTACTGCATTTTCAGAAAGTGGTTTTTTGATGCTGATACGCATATCAACAAAATTGTTCCACAGCTCTGGATCTACACATGCTGGTAGTTCAACTAAACGTGGATTAAATTCAGTTGGTTTTTCTGATTTAGGTTTTTCAGAAACAGGCTCTCTTTTTTTATTTATTTTTTTATTACTTTGAGAGTTGTTTTTGATAGTGATACTTTGTGTGTTAAAAATTTTTACTAGTAGCGGTAAAAAATTTTTACTAGTGTAGTTAAAATTTTTAACTAGCAGTAGTAAAGAATTTTTACTAGTCTGTCCATAAATTTCAGGTAGTAAAAATTTTTTACTAGGGAATTTAAGCACTAAACCAACGCTAGTATCGTTACCTAATTTGAATGTATTTCCATGAATTGTGTTTGGTTGTTCCACGACTAAACCGACCTTGATAAGCTCATTAAGGCACTTAACAACTGTCGGTCTACTCTTCCCTGTAATCTCTTCAAATTGAGTTAAAGAGATGGAATCCATCTCCTTATTCCAGCCACGAGTTTTACGGCAAATAACTAAATAAATTTTGCATGCAGCATCAGAGATTTTATTTAAAACCTCGTCAACAAATGCATTAGGCACTTGAAAGGAATTAGGCACAAAATTACTCATGTACACCGACCTTAGGCTTTACATACCCACCAAATTTTTGAACCAAGTCAGCATTAGCCAAACTATTAACGATCTGCCCTGCTAACCACTGATTAATGCGAAAACGCTGTGCCATAGTTTGTGAAAATTCTTCACGCGTTATTGCAGCATTATTTTCGTCATAACCTTTGGCTCTTAGATTTTTACGGTTACGATCATGTAGCTCATTGAGAATCACTAACGCTGGATCAAAGAAGGACTGAATTTCCTGAGTCTGTTTGTACTCAGGTTTATACTTAAATTGACTATTCATGACACCTCCGCTAATGCTTGCTCAGCGCTTGTTAGTCGGCGTTTAGCGTTAAGTTCTGCAACTGTTGCTGTGCGGATTTCTTTTGATGAAACCAGAATCAAATGATTCTCCGGTTTGATAGTCCACAACCTAGTCAAAGTTTTATTTTTAACCTCAAATAAATCGTTTGATTTAAAACTTCGACACTCTTTAGTAAGTACTACAACGTCACCCACTAAAAATTCTGGCTGGTTGCGTTCGGTTGTTTGATTTGATAAATTAGTTTTATTCATTTGATTCATCTCGACTGAATGCCTATAAACCACTCCTGTTTGCGCAGGTAGTGGTTTTTTAATATCCGAGTTTTTCCTTTTGACAGCTGATTTCGTCATGAAATAAGTCATCCACTGTTTCTATTCGGTTCATCCAGCTTTTAGACATGACTAAAAGTGCAGCAACACGTTCTTTATCAATGCTCTGATAATCTTTAGGAACGACTTTTAAACCAAGCAAGCTCAATAGCTCGCAAAACATTTCAATTTCATTTAAACCATTGTTTTTCTTATCTGTTTTAAGCCGAGTAATGGTGCTTGGATCAACTTTTAATTGTTCAGCAATCTCTTTTTGATTGCTTATATCAAGACCATGCAATATGCGGGATACTCCATTTCTCGCGCTTGCAGATATATCAACTGATAATTTGCTCATGGTTAGGTCCTAAGCATTTGAAGTAGTTCGTTTGATTGGTTCTTTGCCATTTGCCAAATCTCTGATTTGGTATTCGCGAGCTAAAGGAATCTTTTCATTTGGCCACTGGTAAACAGCAGGTGGCTCAATTCCTAATAACTTTGCTAAGCCAACACCATTGACACCAAGCAACTCATAAGCTTCCTGTTTGGTCATTTGTGCAACCTCAAAAATAAGATTTCTTAGTATTAAAACAAAGATAACTTATTTTTGCAAGATGTAAGATAACTTATATGAAGAATCTAGAAACTATGGGTCAGCGTATTCGCGCCTTACGAAGAGAAAAGAAATTAACCCAAGGCGAGTTGGCAAAAATCGTCGGGGTTAGTGCGCCTAATGTCACTGGTTGGGAGAAAGATGCTTATGCTCCTAAAGCAGACCCATTAAGCAAAATGGCCGCTTATTTCGGAGTGTCGACTTCATATATAACTAATGGAGATGAAAGCGGACCTAAGTTGGATAGCACTGTTGCGCAATTGAAAGTTCTGGATATCGAAGCTTTTAAGAAAAAATACAATATTCCCGATAGCGAAGATGCTGTTAAATTTCTTGAAATACCTGTTAAACCATTCCCCACCCAAAAAAGATATGTTCCTGTTAAGGCTTATTCAAAGATGGGCATGGATGGCTATTTCACAGATATGGGTTATGAAGGCAATGCTGGAGATGGGTATGTTCCAACTCACTCAGCAGGACCAAGAGCCTATGGTATTAAAGGCACTGGCGACTCAATGTTTCCAGCTATCCGTAATGGATGGTATGTGGTTTGTGATCCAGATGCGGAACTCGTGCCGAATGAGTTTGTTCAGGTATGCTTGAAGGATGGAAGATGCACAATTAAAGAATTTGTTGGCATAAATGGCGGGGTTTTAAGCTTGCTTTCTGTGAATGGTGGTGAGCGATTTTTCTTTGAAATGGATGAGGTAGAAAGCATTACAGCTATTACTGACATCGTACCACCAAGTCAGCACAGACAAGAACATCCTTATTCGCATTAATCACAGGAAGACTTATGGACAATTCAAAACGACCAATCAACCAGATTATTGCTCGCATCAATGATGCTGCGAAACATGGTGAAGCTTTGGTGCTAACAGCCGAAGAAGTGAAGATCCTCTCAAAGGACATTGGTGATAAAGTCTTTATTCCAGTCCTTACAAATGAACAAGTAGTGCAGTTGGTAAAATAAGGAAAGCTTGGACAGAAAATTAAATAATAAAAAAAGACCGATGATAAGTCGGTCTTTCCATCCAAGGTTAGCAAGGTCTTGGATTTGACTAATGTCAGCTATTACCCCGCTTTGTGGGATTTTGCGCTTTAAAATTACATGGAGATGAAACAGTAATTTGTAAATAATCGCAAATTTATGATGAGTAATCGTCAAAAACCATAACCAGTATTTTGCAAAATTGTTGACTTATAAGTAAACTAACATGAATATACACTTTACGAGATTGGCAACTGGTTTTCCAGAGCCATTGGTTTTACCTGAAGATACTGATGAGAGTTACAGGGTTTTTCATGCTTCGGCTTATGCAGACTTTAGAAATTGTTATTTAAATCAGGATATTTCTAGTATAGAACAGTCCGATCCTGCAAGTGCTAAACATGCACGAAAAGGTTTAATTCAGTTAAATGAAAACGCATATCACGGGCTACCACTAGAAGGGTTTTACTCGAGTACAGCATGTCATGAATCTGGCTTCAGAATTCAAAATGCCCACAAAACAGTTGATGTTAATGTCTTACGAATTAGGAAAAGTGCAGTGCGTATTTATTGGTGTTATATGAATCATAGTAAAGCGATAATGGTTCTACGAATACTAACGAAACGTGAAGATAGTAATCTACATCAAAACCCCAAAATTAAAGAGATTGGAGATGCCTTGCTACCATTTTTCAATAATCCTAAAGGTTTTCAGGAGAGAATAATATGAATAATAAAAAAGTAATGTGTAAAACAATCTCTAATTTTTCTGCAATTGAAGTAAAAAAAATTCAATGGGCTTCAGCACTCAATGCGCTTATGCTGCACTCAGGGAAGTCACGCTCAGAAATGGCGGAAGCTTGCAATATTAGCAAAGGCAGAGTAACTAGAATATTGTCAGGAGACTCCAACCTCACTATTGAGAGTATTTGCTCATTTGCAAATGCTCTTGGTTATGATGTTGATATTGCTTTTTATAATAGTTCTATGACCAAACCATACCAACCATGGAATTCTGGTCAAATAGAGTTTGCAACATTTAAAAAGGTTAAAAAAATATTGTTTGAAGAAAGAGTTCTAACAGCATCAACACCAAATTTAAATACACAAGTTCGTGAAATTGCCGTTGGCTCTAACAGTCATACCACTTGGTTTAGTGCTACAAAAGCACAAAGTATCGAAATCAAAGAATTTACTTTTGAGTAAGGTTTAAAATATGTTATCAAGCAATAAAATCCAGCATAGTGTTACAGATCTATCTTCAAAGCCAAAAAAAATAAATAGATCAGATAAAACACCTATTTATGCTGATGAAATAGCAGAAATTAAAATGAATTCACACACTACACGCTTAACTTTTGGTGCTTTATCGGCTGATGAATCGGATTCTACTCATACTCTAGTTAATGAGTCTGTGACCGTAGTAATGCCTACTACAACTTTTTTATCAGCAATATCTCAGATGTTTGTGCCAATTTTGGAAAATGAGCAATTATTAGAAGTTCTTATTGAGGATTATTCAAATATAGCAGAGCATGCAAAACACCAATTAGAACAATTGAAATCACCAAAAAAATAAAACACGGTAACCCCACCCAACCCACCTCCACGGTGGGTTTTCTTTTGTCTATTAAAGCATAAAAGTAAGCTTTCTTAAATTAAAATAAGATTTCTTATTGACAATGAAACTAAGTTTTCTTATATTTATCTCGTAGACATCAAAAAAGCACACCGCCCCTCCCCAGGTCCGATGTGCTTTTGCAAACTGCGAGATCAATTATGAACGTAAAAGCTACCCTTTTCAACTCCTTTGCATTTGTCAGCATGGCTGCTCTTGCAATTTCTGGTGGTTCTTTAGTTGCTTGCCAATTGCAGCCAGCTTTCCAAGCAAAAGAAGCCCCTTCTCTATTTACCCCTAAGACTCAACCAAGTACTTACGGTGTCTTAACTGCCAAAATCACAGGTAAACATTCTGGCGTTGCCGTAATCAAATTAGATAGTTTCCGTTTAAACGTTAGCTTTGATTTTGAAGCTCATCCAGACAGTTACGGCGTTCCGGGTTCTGAATTCACTGCTGTTGAAATTACTCAACTCACAGTAAATGAAATTACTGATGTTAATGGTAAGTCATATAACGATTAGATGTGGCCAAGTTCCAGACTGACTATCCAAAAGTTTGGAATGAACTCACACAAGAAATCGATTTTCAACGCAGAAAGCAGCTCGCTATAAAACTGCGTGAAACAAATATCCCTACTTATGACCGCAAAGCTTATAAAACTAAGCGCGGCTTCACTGGCTCAAGATAAGGATAAGAAAAATGGCGTTACCGATTATTACTGCTGACCAAACTTTATTGGTTCAAGCAATTATTGTGTACCTATACGCTGATCCGGGTTTAGGTAAATCATCGATGGGCTTTACTGCGGAAAAAGCAATTTCTTTTGACTTTGACCGTGGTGCTCACCGTACTGGTGAATTACGTCGTGGTGCGGTTGTACAGATTCAACAATGGAGTGATGTTGCAAACCTTACTCCGCAGGACTTAGCACCATATAAAACCGTAGTGATTGATACCGTGGGTGCAATGCTTGAATGCATTAAAACCCACCTGTTACTTACGGCAAATAACCGTCAAAAAGATGGTTCTTTAAAGTTAAAGGCTCAAGGTTTAGCGAACCAAACGTTCAAGCAATACATCAATACTTTGATCAGTTTAGGTAAAGATGTTGTTTTCATTGCACACGCATCAGAAGATCAAAACGGTGATCAAATTATTTACCGACCAGATCTAGGTGGTAAAAACCGTAACGAGCTTTACCGTATCGCAGATGTTATGGGTTATCTAACAACTGTTACTACTGGTGAAGGTAAAAATGCCCGCGTTATTAATTTCAAACCTTCGCCTACACATCATGCGAAAAACTCAGGTGCTTTAGGTGGTGAAACCGGTGAAGTATGGGTACCTGATCTTAAAGCACACCCTACTTTCTTGGCTGACCTGATTACTCAAGCTAAAGATCACATTAACACCTTAACGCCTGCACAACTTGCAGCAGCTAAAGCCCAAGAAGAGCTAGAAAACTGGAAACAAAGCTGTGAGGAAGCAGAGCATGCAGGTGACCTTAATCAATTAACTGAGTCGCTTGATAAAGAACACATGTATTACCAGAACATGCGCCAAGCAATGTTAATGAGAGCTAAAGCATTGAATTGCACGTTTGATAAGCAACGTGGCACTTGGATTAGTCCACCAGAATTTAACGGTATCTCAGATCAACAAAGAGATGAACTTCAAAACTTCATAGCTGAACGCGGCCTAGACGTGAAAACAGTTTGTGAACACTTCGGCATAGATGCCCTTATCCAAATTGAAGCAGCAAAACTTAAGGCAGTTAAACAAGAAATTGAAACCTTAGCGAAAACGGGGATGACAGCATGAAAATTCTAAATAAAGTTGAAGCCAAACTTGCTTGGGCCAACGGTGAATTACTTTTAGTAAATAATACTGAGCGTAATGGCTGGGAACCATTTAACCCTTATGACTTTGGCTTTGATGTTTTTGATAAATTCGAATTTCAATTAAAGCCTAGAACTATTTTTATTGGCGAATTTGAGGTACCTGAACCATTAAAAGAAGCGCCAGCTAAAGGTTCTACTTGCTCTTACCCAAGTCCAACTGTTGAATTAGGTGTGCAGCAGTTTAAGTGGAATGGTTCAAAAGGACAATTACGCATGCTTCAGCATGGCCAAGTCCACTCAAGTTTTGATAATGCTTTTGCTCATTGCTGCGCGATTATTAAAGTCAGTGGTGGTGAGTTTGCTGAAGATATGCTTAAAATTCTGAACAAGCCAACTGATGAAGTTGAAGAAGAAGAACTTTCTGAAAATGTTATTGAATCTTCAAATGTAAAAACTTCAACAACAAATAATTCAGAAAAAAAACCATTAACTGAACCTGTTGTTAAGGAAGAAACCGAAGATACGGAATATCAAAAGACCCTTGAGACACTTCTCCAGCGTGTTAAAGAGTCAAAAACACCAGCTGAGGTAAATGCTGTTTATCGATACACCCGTACATGGTCAGATAAACAAATGGATCCTTTACTCAAAGCTACTCACAAGCGTTTGACTGAGCTTGCAGATGAAAAGCCTGTAGAGAGTGCACCACCTTCACTAATGGTCCAGATCCAAAACGCGCCCGACCTCACAACATTGGATGCTTTGGAAATAGATGTGGCCGCACGAGATCCACAGATTCAATCACGACTCATGGATTTTGTTAAGAAACGTCGCTTTGAATTAGAGAACCATACATCTACGCCACTTCAAGAGGCTGAGCCTGATTATTTATTAGGAGACGGTTTCTAATATGAAAGATCAGTACAAGAAAGTGAGCCAAAAACACATGCTTGGTTTTATGTACTACTTGCAATTGCTGGGCTACGTAATAGTCCGGCAAGGCATGGATCAAGCAATGTTCCTAACAAAGCATTATGCGGTACCTGTAGCTTGGCGCCGCATAACTATCGACTACAACAACCGGTTAAATAAACCCGCGCAGCAGCTTTATAAAGAGTTTGTTGAGTGGACTAAAGAAGAATATTTGAGGGCTTAAAAATGATTGATCTAAATAAAAAAAGAGAAGCTTTTGAAAGATTTCATGCCAAAGAATGTAATTGCAGTTATGAAAGTTTAAAACGTCAACTAGATAGACAAGAGGCACTAACAGGACACAGATATTTACCAACTAGTCCTCGTCATGAAGCTTGGTTGATTTGGGATGCCGCATGGAATGACGCCAGTGCTCAGGTGTTGCCAGATACTCATATTCTGATTCCCAAAGAACCAGTTAAAGATGTAGCTCTTTGGCTTCTTTGTAAACAGGATATTGGTGACAACTTATCTCAAGCTGAATATTTCTATAAAGAGTTGATTGAAAAATTTGTAGAAGCAAACGAAACAGGAGCTGAAGGATGAGTGGATTAAAAGTTAAAACATGTAATTTTTGTGATGACGGGAACGGTGAATGCATTTTCCCTTATTACGGTCTTGCCCCTCATATTCATACAAAGCCAATTGGCGGTACTGAATTTATAGATGTTTCATTACCTAAAAACTTTAGTCCTGATGGGGATGGTTTAGGCATATATACACACTGTCTGTATTGTGGTGGTGATGGCACATATGAAGGCATCAAGATAGAAGTTAAAGCGGAAAGTAAGGAGATTTAAATGTCACGTTTAACAAAATTAGATCGTATGACACATGCAGAAAAAGAGGCTGCTAAAAAAGAATTTTGGGAAGCTGCTGATAATCAGACCTTCCCGCCTGAAACGATTGCAATCGTAATGCACGTATCATTACCATGGTTACAGAAGAAAAGATGTGAAGGTGGAGGCATTCCCTTTTCAAAGCCTCATAAACGCCAAGTAAATTATGTGAAGGCTGATGTTTTGGCTTATATTGAACAAAACAAAATGGCACATACTGCATAAGCGGCTAAGTGCCGCTTTTTTAATCATTTAAAATAGACCTTTAATAGACTTAAACCTGAAAAATAGACCGTATTTCCCGAAATAGACCATTAATAGACTATTTTTGTATTGCTAAAGATTGTGTAATATTGCATTGTATTGTTTTGATATAAATTACTAAAAATATTAATTTTTTAATATCGTGAGGTATTGCTTAATATTGCATTGTATTGTTAGAATCATTAAAATCCCGCTGAACTTTAGGGTTCAAGGGTAACGACATGCAGCGGCATCTTCGGAGCATTTATTTTTAAATAAATACCTATAAATTCGAATTTTATTTTTAAATTAAAACACCTAGACAGACCTGTCAGTCTATTTTTCATTCTCTTAACTAATTAGTTGTTCTTAAAAATTAAATACTCATTATTTTTTAATTATTATTCATTTCTACGTAAACATTCCTCATACCATCCTGCTTGAAAATCTTCAATTGCTTGGCGTTTAAAGAAACTTGTCTTAAATACTTTGGCAGCATAAGCTGAGCTAATTAAGTCTTGATAAAGCTGCTTGGCTTCTTCATCTGCTAACCCATTGGCAATTTGTTGTAAATCTTGTGCTGGTACCTTTTGCTGTCGTGCTTCCATTACGTTATAAGCAACCTTTTTTACGATATTACAAATATCTGGGTCAGCTGTACTTTCATTAGCATAGCAACCAGTGGCAATAAAACTTAATAATAATATTTTAAATTTCATATCCCTATCCTATTATTCATCTTCCGTTCTTAAAAAAGTAATAGATGAGAAGACCTATTCCTTTCAAAATGTTCATGCAGGATTAATTACATAAAAATAAATGATCATGACCACAAGCAAGATGGAAGCAAGTGTTAAATAGGTGCCGACTGTATTAAAACTCTGTAGAAATTTTAAGATCTGCATTTCAAATCCAGAGAAAAGTTGAAGTAATTAACAGAAGAAATTTAGCACAACTAAATAATGCCAATCAATTCACACTTTTAAATTTTTATCGTGATTTAATTCAAATATTATTCATTACATTTTATCCCCAAAGTCCCTTTATAGTAGTCAGTTGCACTTTTCAAATCTGACAATAATTTTTCTTCAGTGTACGGTTTTGGTGAAACTTCTATCAGTGCAGGCATGTATTGTTTTTTATACACCTCAGGATAGTCATAACATAAAATTTTAACTTTAACTTCTTGAGGGGTATTTGGATTATCTAACTGATCTAAAAATTCACCAATTTTTCGGTCCGACTCTTCAAATTGAGCTTTATAATCAATTTGAGGTGCCTCAGATTCTGCCTGTTTCGTACATGCACTGAGCAATGCCACACATAACATCATTGTTAAAAATTTTAACTTCATAGATTTCACATTTTCATATTCATCTTTAAATATACTTATCCTGATTAAATGTAAATAAATACTGTAAATACGTAAAAAAGAAAAAATTATATGTAGATAGCTTCTCCTCCCAACAAAACTATTTTTACCTGGTCTAATACATTAGAAGACTGCTTTTTAATAATTTTTAAATTTCGGTGAAACCATAGAAAAGTAGGTATAATTTTGCTCGACTGTCCGCAAATCTTTGTTAGATTTCTCC